GCCGGGCAGGAAGGGGAACAGGGAGAAGACCGGGTAGAGCAGGCGTTTGCGAAGCGGCTTGCTCAGGAAAGGGAAAAGATCAGGCAGGAACTGGAGCAGGAGTTTAAACAGCGTTACCAGCCGCCGACGTACCAGCCACCGGTGCAACCGACGGGGCCGCCGCAACCGAGCCTGGAAGAAAGGGCGGCAAAGCTGGCCGAGGAGTGGATGATCACTCCAGAGGCAGCGAAAGCCTTCATCCTCCAGGAAGAGAGGATGAAGAACCTGACCACCAAGCTCTTTGTAACGGAAGATAACATCGCAAAAGCCGAAGCAAAGGCCGCAATAGAAAGACAACGTGCAAGTAATCCGCACCTGCCGCCCTTCAACGAGCAAGAAATACTTAATATCCGTCTAAGGCACTACAACCAGTACGGCGTGATGCCGGCCTGGGAGGACGCCTACAAGATGTACGTTGCCGATGCCGTAACGAAAGGAGAAATTAACAAAAATATTGAACAGCAGGTAATTTCCCGGATTACCGGGCGTAATAAAGTTAACGTCCAGGTCGGGAGGGCCGAACAACCGCAGAAGCGGAGTGTTTGGGACCTGTCCGATGATGAGTTTGAGAAAGTTAAGGAAAAAGCGAAACGTGGTGAGCTAAAAAAAACTTAACAACGAACTGCCATAGGAGTAGGAGGATGATAACATGCCTGTTCAGACATATGGTGGCCTAACGGCCGAGCAAAAGACGTTCTATGACCGCACGCTATTAAGCAGACTAGCTCCTAATGTAGTTTTCCTGCAACACGGGCAGAAGAAACCTATCCCGAAGCGCGAGGGCGCGACGGTGAACTTCCGGCGGTTTAATTCCCTGCCGGTGATCACCGAGCCGCTCACCGAGGGTGTGCCCCCGGCTGGAAGTTCTCTCAACATTACCGCGATCACGGCAACAGTTGCCGGCTATGGCGATTTTGTGTTGCTGAGCGACCTCCTGGATATGGCCGGGATTGATCCGGTTGTCACTGAAACCCTGGAGGCCCAGGGCGAACAGGCGGCGGTTTCCCTCGATACTATTGTTCGCAATGTTGTGGCTGTCGGGACCAACGTGCTCTATGCCGAAGGGACGGACCGGAGCCAGATCACTTCGGCCGGCGTACTGACGGCATTGCTCTGCCGCAAGGCTAGGAAGATCCTGGCACGGAACAACGTGAAGCCTTACGCCAAAAATAACTATATCGCTTTTATTCACCCCGACGCGGCCTATGATCTGATGGGTGATAGCGCCTGGGTAAACGCTGCTCAATACGCTGGTTCGGAGCAGATATTTAACGGCGAGTTGGGCAGGCTGTACGGTATCCGGTTCATTGAGACTACCCTGGCGCCTATCTGGCCTGGAGTGGGTAGCGGCGGGATTGACGTGTATGGGACCATCGTCATTGGCAAGGACGCCTACGGCATCCCCGACATCGCCGGGAGCAGCAAGCCGGGGTCCATTGTCAAGCCGTTAGGTTCTGCGGGAACTGCGGACCCATTGAACCAGCAGTCAAGCGTCGGTTGCACCTTGAACAACTAACCAGCCGACGTAAAACCTCTCCTGAATAACGGGAAAGTCTACGGCCTTTGGCTATGGTGACCCGAGGCAAGCAGGCAAAAAGCCGTGCAGCCGCAGAGACTGAGCGGAGAGGCACCCAACAGGGTGAAGCGACAGTCCGACCTCACGGGAAACCGTGAGAGGGCGGCGGAAACGACCGCCCCGCCTGGTTAATTAAGCCAGGTCATCAAGTAACAGAGGTGTGGAAAGCCTACTTGACTGCTGTTAGGTTGCAGGAACTGGCGATTCTGCGAATCGAGCATGCGGTCAGCAGCTAAGGAGAATGATGGCGTCACCTGTGGAGATATAACCGCGAATCATGACGCGGTTAGCCCAGGGACGCCTTTCTTATTTATTTTTTGAAAGGAGTTAGTTTATGGCTGCCCCCAAAAAGGTGAACACCTTAACGGATAACCCTGTTGAGCAGGGATTGGCGAATGTCACGGAACCCCATTCCACTATGCCCGGCCCCGAAAAGCCGGACTTGCCTGAAGAGGCTCCTTCCCTTCTCGACGCTACGCTGGAAGCCCAGGTAACGCAGCTCGGGCGGCAGACGGCCGAGGCGCTGAAAAAGGAGCAGCAGGTTGAAACGCTCGTCCCTCTCGACCCTCTGAACAAACATGACAAAGTTGTAGAAGTCTGTATCAACGGCTGGAACTTCCGCATCCTGCGGAACCACTGGGTCAAACTGCCGGCCAGCGTGGTTGACCTCCTGGAGAACGCGGGCTACAACCCGTCAACCAGGGATTATACGCCGAAGCGCAGCAAGCCGTTTGAAATGCCCGACCTGAAGATAATGCCCAGAGCGTAGAAAGGAGCGGTTAAATTGGCTAAGTGCAAAAAGGAAATGGCCCAGGGGTTTGCCAGCGGCGAACTCTGGAATGTGTTAAGCGATCTGGTGGACGATCTGAACGCCATTAAGAACTTGGTCAACGATTTGAGGACAAAGTATGAAGCGCACCGCGTTCAAACCGGCGTACATTCCACTAATGATACTACCAATACTATTTCTGCTCCTGTTGTTACGTTAAAAACTACAAAGTAAGGTGTTTTAAATGGCCCTTGCGGAACTAAAATCAGCAGTCTACCGGACTGCTCCCGGACTGGGCGACTTTTTAGACGATGGGGCGCTGACACAGTTTTTCAATGAGTGCCAGCGCCTCCTTGCTTTTGATTCGCAACGTCTTGAGGTAAAAGACGTTGATGTTGTTGACGGCATATTTACCCTGCCGCCGGACTGTCTTGTGTTTAAGTCTGCTTCGTGGGAAGGAAGGGAACTTTCCCCGTGGCCCGGAAACTCACTCCCAGACATCATTACCGGTTACCCGGCTTATTACTTCCAGACCGGCGACACCTTTTACATCATTCCAAAGCCGCAGAACGCAGGGGGTAAGGTAAGCGTTTTCTACATCGCCAGGCCCCAGGACATGCAACTCAACAGCGACATACCATCTTTGGCGAACTGCGATGAAGTGCTTGTTGCCTATGCGCTTTGGAATGTGCTCAAGGTCATGGGCGAAGACGATGCGGCAAACAAGTGGGAAAAAATTTACTTTGAAAGACGGCAGGCGTGGCTTTTGGTTAACAGGGCCACAAACTACAGGCACACGAAGTTTCGTATGTCCATCAGGTGGAGGTGATCTCTGGATGACCGTTGCTGAAATCATTGCCGCGGCCCAGCTGCAGGCCGAGGAAGTTTACGATGACCCGACGTGGATTAGTTACATCAACATGGCCCTGGACGACCTTACGCCGGTAGCAAAAGTTTTGAAAAAGAAGGAGAATATCAGCGTTACACTTACTACTGGCGAGCAGGGTACTATAACCATTGCGACGGATCAGGACCTGTCGCAGGCCCACGAGTTTCTGAATGTTTTTGCCAATGGCGAAATGCTCCGGCGCTTAACGGTTACGGACAATGTATCAAAGGGATGGAAGCTGCTTACCGGTGAAATACTCCTGCAGGGATTGAGTGGAACATCCGCCACCTGCCGCGTGGATTATTACCAGCGACTCAAGCATGTCAGCTCTTTAAGTGACGACCTTGAAACGGTCTCCGGCCTACCGGCGCAGTATCATCCTCTGGTTGTGCTGTACTGCGCGGCCAAATCGCAGCAGAAAGAAGAAGAGCTGAACGATAAGACAGACTTCTTTAACGAGTACATTCTCGGTAAGCGGCAGATGGCGGTAGACAGGATCTGGGAAATGGAACCGCATCTAAGGAAATTTATTAAACGAGCGAGGATAGCACAGCTCATCGGGGCGCAAACCGAGTAATCCGGGGTGTAAGACGTGGAAAAGCAGGCAATGTCCGTCAAGGCTTTTGGCGGCATAAACAAGCTCCATACAAGGGAACTCGGCCAGGCCAGTGAGGGCAAGAACTTCTGGACGAGAAACGGCGTGCTGTTCACCCGGGAGGGGTGTTCCCTCCTGGCCGGCACGCCGTTTACCGGCGCTATTCGTTCTGTTCACAGCGCGGCAAGAGCACAGGTTTCGCCGCGCCTGCTGGTTGAGGAAGGTGCCAACCTGTGGCGCTATAACACTCTTAACTGGACAGCCCTGCTTACCAGCGTATCCGGCAACGGTTTTTCCAGCACCATGTATTATGATCACCTCATTCTGGTGAATGGGCCGCAGAAATACGCCTATGACGTTGCCGGGGATTCGATTACTCCCCTTCAGAACCTTGAGGGCGGTAGCGTGCCGGATATGGAGTTTATCACCGTCCACAAGGACATCCTCTTCGGCTGGGCGCCCCACTATTCCCCCGCTGATACCATTCACTTCAACGGCTACGAGAAGGACGCCGACGGCAAGATCCTGGGCCGCTTCAAGGACTCCTGGCCTCCGGACTTCGCCATCAGGGTGCCGGACGGGAGCGGTTCCCCGGTTATGGCCTGCATCCAGGCTGGTACGCACCTGCTGATCCTTACGCAGCGCAGCTACTGGCTCCTCTACGGCGATAACGAGGACAACTTTAGCCTGGTACCCGGTGGGGCCATTGGCGTTTACAGCGAACGGTGTGTCGCCAAAGTTGGAGACTACGCCATCTGGCTTGGTGAAGACGATCACGGGGCGAAGAGGGTTTATGCTTATAGCGGCACACAGCCGTATGTCATCAGTCAGGAGATTGAGGAATTGATTAACAACCTGCCGGCAGGTGCTTTCGCTAATGTAAGAGCTTACGGTTTTGGTACGAAGTTCTGGTTGATTCTTCCCGATACCGCATCCAACACTACGAAGGCTTTCGTGTTTGACATAGAGGAGAAGCAGTGGTATGTCCACGAGTTTCCCGCTTCCTTTATGAGTGCCTGCCTGTATGGTGATTCTGACGAGCAGCGGATTCACTTTGGTACTAACGATGCCAGGGTGGTTCTGCTTGATGAAAACAGCACAACGGATTTCGGCCATCCAATAGTGACGGAGTTCAAAATAGGACCGCAAAACACGGGTGACGGGCGCAAGTTCAAGGTGAAAAGGCTTTGGGTTAATGCTGAACCGAGGAACGGCTTTTCATTTGATGTGTATATTTCGTCTGACGCGGGAAACGAATCCGGCCCTTACTCCGTAACATTTGAGGCCGGAGGGCAGAAAACGGCGTTTGTTAAACCGAGGGCCGGGCATAAGGGCAAGGACATTTATTTGCGCGTCACCACTACGGACAGGATCAACGAGCTACAGAGCTTCTCGCTTACCATTGTGCCCAAGAACCTCAAGTGAGGCGGTAAACATGCCCGTAATTCCTCTGAAGCGACTTAGCTACGACGATGCAAACGACATAAGGCGAATTATTGATGCACTGAACGCCAATTTTCAGTATCTTGACTGGCTTTTGAACCACCAGAACCTCGACTCAGCCAATCTTAAACCAGAAGTTATACAGATACTTACGCCTGTTGATTCAGAAAAGAATCCTCCAGTTGATGCCTATGGGTTAAATCCTGAATACCTCAAGTTCTTTCCAAATAAAGCCTGGAACAGTAGCTTTGAGGTATTCGATTCCGCTACCCTCAAGCCTAAATACTGGGACACGGACGGCGCGGTGTCTGCCGATGCCAACTTCGACAACACCTACTCGCTTAAGCTGGCACCGGGGCAGTATGCTCAACAAAAGGAGGAAGACAGCGAAGGACTGGCCGACCCCGGCTGGTGGCCGTGGTGCCCAGAGACGAGAATCAGCTTCCGGGTAAAGGGTGATGGTGGTAAGGTGGGAGTGCAGGTGATCCAGGGCGGTGCTGCGGTCCCGCTGTGGATATGGGTAAAGGACGCTAAAGGGAATTGGATAAAGTCTACTCCCGCACCTCCCCTGGTGTTCGATGCCGCGCCGGACTGGCCCGTGGCTCTGCGAACGTTTGCCGCTCAAACAAGCCCGACCGGGGGCAAGATGGCCCTGCGGTTTGAAAATGTGGGCACCGTAGACGTTTACATAGATGCCGTTACCATAGAGCCGGACTGGACGGGCAGATGGCCGAGCTTTTATACGCATGGGCCGAAGAGTGTTACCGCTATAGGTGGTGACACATATCTGGAATACGGCCTGGCGGATTGGAACGCTGCAGGCGTTGAGTTTGTCTTGGTGAACGGTTACTTGGAAGAGCCTGTAGTGACTGTTTCAGTGCAGGGAGATCCAGCACAGTTCGATACCGCCTCCTTTGTGCTGGTGGTGAAGCATGTGCAGGAGACTATAGGCGAGCAGCTGTGCTACAGTAAGGTGCAGGTGTATCCAAAAGGTTCTACCGTGCCTTCTCCTGTGGGAGCAAAAATAACTATGCAGGCTGTCTGCCGTGGTGTGGTGAAGAAGGTATGAGTTTAGCGAATTCACCGTGGCCAAAATACGGCGGGAAAGATTTACGAAATACGTGTATTCAAGCCGTTGCTGGTAGTCCGCTTCCTTTTCCACAAGTCAAGTGGAGGACTCATAAAGGTAGCAGTAGTGGCGGCTCGTTATCAACAGCAGTTCTTGATGAACAGGGTAATATATATGTCGGAGACAATGACGGATGGCTTACTGTTCTCGACAAAGATGGAAACGTAAAATGGCGGTATTTTGTAAGCGATGAGGGTATAGCTAGCTCGGCGGCCATTGGGAGTGATGGCACAGTATATATTGGCTCATATGCCACCGATCCAGGCCAACTGCTTGCCCTTAATCCTGACGGGACTATTAAATGGATTTTTAGTACCGCCGAGTCGTACTTGCCATGCTTGCAGTCGCCAACAATTGGGCCTGACGGGACGATTTATGTGGCCACGGAGGGCGACCGTCTTTACGCTATTAATCCTGATGGTAGTCTGAAGTGGAGCCGAGACGGCTATGCATCAAGTTGTCATCCTCCTGCTATTGATATTGAACGCAATGTAATTTATACCCTGGACCTGTATGCGTACCAACTAGATGGTCAACTAAAGTGGTATTACGATATTGGCGGGACAAGGGGGCCAGTTATTGATAACCAGGGGCATATTTACACAGTTAGATTTAGCAGTGTTTATGCGCTATATCCAGACGGAACTTTAAAATGGGGCGGTCGAAAAATGACAGGCCGTAGCCTTGGCCTTGCTTTAGGACTTGACGGTACGGTACTTGTTGGTTGTGACGATGGTGGCCTCTACGCTTTTGACCCAGACACCGGAAATTTAAAGTGGAAACATCAACGCAGTCGCGGGGTTTTCAACCCTTGTGTCAGCGCAAGCGGAGTTATCTACTGTACCGATAGAGATGGCTATATCTTTGCTTTAAATCATGAGGGTGTTTTACTGTGGGAGTTTAACCCATATGATTATGATATGGAGGCACCAACCGCGGATGTTACTCTTGATGATAAAGGAGTTCTTTACTATCAGGATTGGGATGGGTATGTCGTTGCTTTAATCGTAGAGAGCGCTGGAGTTACAATTGGAGTTACAAAATGTGCCCGACTTTTGACTGATCCTCGCACGGGCGCGGTTATAACACCGATTCGTTTAGGAGGTTGATTTCTTATGGCCGTAACCGCCTACGTCTACGGAAACTTCATGAAGAACGTACTTTCGGGTAAAGTGGTGGACTGGCTCAACCACCCCATCAAGGTGATGCTGTGCTCCGCTACCTACGTGCCCAATCAGGACACCCACCAGACCAAGGCCGACGTGACCGGCGAAGTCACCGGCACCGGCTATACTGCCGGTGGAGCTGCGCTCGCCAACAAGATCATCACCTACGATCCAGCCACCAATGCTACCATCCTTGATGCCGATGACGTGGTATGGCCGAACGCCACCATCACCGCCAGGTACGCCGTTGTCTATGACGATAATGGGGCCACCGATGTTGATAAGTTGCTCATTGGTTACGTAGACTTTGGGCAGGATGTAAGTTCTACCAACGGCGACTTCAAGATAACGTGGAACGCTGATGGGATATTCAGGTTTACAGCCCAATAATTACCCGGCGGTGATCTAAATGGCAGACATTCACTACTATGTAAGCATTCAGAACGGTAATGATAACACCGATGCTCCGCATTATCCAGCTTATTATGAAAATTGCATTGCTGTAGCAGCTACGGATGAAGCAGATAACAAGGCCAGTTTTTCCAATTACGGGTCGTGGGTGGACGTTGCTGCTCCGGGCGTGAGCATTTTTTCTGCAATATGTAACCACAGCTATTTGTGGTCGTGGAGAAACGGCTCACTGAAGCACTACGCCGCGTGGAGCGGTACGTCTATGGCCACTCCTTTTGTGGCAGGGCTTGCTGCCCTGCTTTGGTGTACGAAGTATGGTGTGAGCAACGTGAATATAAGACAGAGGATAATAGAAACAGCCGAAGAGGCGGGCGATATGTACCGCACCTACGGTATCAAGCGCATTAACGCTTTGAGGGCCGTATCGTAACATGGAGGTGTTTGACGTGGGTTACTTCGAGTTCATTTACAGGAACAAGTACGGGCATATTCTCTACCACGAAGTAGTTTCTAACCAGCTAGCTGACGAAGGCGAGCAGTGTATGCTGGACACGTTCTTCCGCAACCAGAATGCTCCAGTAGCCTTCGAGTTGGCGCTGTTTAACTGCACACCAATTGATACGAGCAAAGTCAAGGACCTTACCGGTGAGCCGACGACTGGCGGTTACACTAGGCAGGTTCTCAACCGCGACACAACCGACTGGCCGATATTGGAGTACGATCAACCGGATCCCAACTTGCCTGGAGACTGGCGGGTAGTTTCCAGGGCCGTAACGTTTGTGGCTCAGGGTGGTGATTGGGGGCCTGTGACTTACGGCGTCCTTATTGCGAAAGGACTGGATGTGCCTACCGGCCTGACGGTTACGCCAGTAGGAACTACGGGCACTACCACCTGGGGCTACCGCATTACGGCTGTAGCGGCAAACGGCGGTGAAACGCTCGCCTGTCCGGAAGCTGTGACTACCCTTGGCAACGCCACCCTTGATGCTACCAACTACAACGCCCTCAGCTGGAACGCTGTACCCGGTGCGGTAGCCTACAGGGTATATCGCACTACGGCAGGCGGTACGCCCAATACTACCGGCCTCATAGCTGAAGTGCAGGATACTTTCTACAACGACCAGGGTGCAGCGGGCAATGGTGCCAGTGTGCCCCTGACGGACACCTCTGGACGGCTTATTGCCTACGCTCCTCTAGCACATCCGAGAACGCTGTACGACGGTGAAACCTTGGAAGTGAAATACTTCTTCAAGTTGATGTAGGCAGGTGATTGCCTTTGGCTGATATTCTTGCTAACTCCAAAAACCTGTACAACGGTTCTCTTAGTACAACTCCAGTGTCCCTGACACCATCCGCTGGTAAGCGGTGGGTTGTGCTGGAGATACGCCTCTGTGCGGAAGCTGCTGTTGCCGTAAATTTATCCCTGGTGGTCGGTACGAACACGTATCCAATTTACAAAAACCTTAGCCTTGCGGCTGGCGATACGCTAGTTGACCCTGCTTACTTTGTTGTGCCGGATAGTGCTTCGTTACAAGCCAGTGCTTCTGGCACAGGAGCAACACTTCACTTGAACGGGTGTGAGGTCTGATGCTTAAAGGTAGAGAGGTTAGACTCTATCCCATAAGGCCGAAGCGGGAGTTGAAGTTTGGTCGCTTACTCAATGTAGAGATCGTAAGACCTGGTGTGCTAAAACCCTTGAAAGTGAACATTGCTAAATTAGTATCCCTCACGAAGGTGGTATAGTGTATGCCATATGTAACTGCGTTAGCTTATTCCGATAAGACTGGCAATAACCAGACTAACGAGCTGGTTGGGCAGATAAAGGATTTTCTGTTGAATAACTCGTCTCTCGTTACCCTGGTTTCGGACAATAATCCTGCGCCTGGCTCTAGTACCGCTAGGATTGTAAATCTGCAAGTGGGCAATTCTGGTCACTATCTTAGGATTCGGAATTATAGTTCCTCACTCGAGTTCGATTTGCGTAACCTTGCTAATAACGACTATTTAAGTAATTACGGAGATAGTGCGCCCAACAACAAAACTATGCACCTCGTACACGGTCCAAACATGCTCGCCTTGCGGTACGGAGATAGGGTAGCTGCTGTTTTCTTCAAGGACACTTCTGGCAATATGTGGGGTAGAGCAGGCACATCCTACAAATTCTACCCCTATGACTCAGATACAGAGTATTCTTTTGCGCCAGGTTCTCCTTATCGGCGCAATGCGAATGGACAGGCTGCGCTTTTGCCGGGACGGGTAGGTAACGCCGAGATATACTCCAACTATTTGTACGCTTTTAACAACCAAGACGTCTGGCCAGTAGCTTCCATACTTCAGGATGAAGCAGGTACTTACTACATGATTGTTTATACTGCTACTTCTTCTGTTGGTATAGGCCCTTACAGTATTTACCCGGCGTTACTAGCGCAGGAGGGCTAAACCGTGTGGGGTATCCCGTGGCCTGCCAGGTTGTGGCTGTTGCAGGGACCAGAAGAAGCAGTACCACTTTACACGGTAGCTTCTGCAGAAGCAACAGCTGAATGTGCAGTCTATGGTAAGGATACACTTGCTTCCGAAGCGACGTCAGTCTTTACCTACAGCCTGGCGGCTGCGTTATCCGCAGAAGCCACATCCATTAGCGATACTTCGGAAGTGTTAGTCCTGCACTTCGCAATCACGGTGCTGTCCGAGGCTTCGGCGCGGGAGCGCGCAATTGGTCTTACTGAACTACCACAGGTTACAGCAGAGCTTGTGGTTTCGTACCGACTGTATGGGGAACTGGAAACGCTACTTGAAAGCACTGGGGAACTTTTTGCTACTGAAAAGCCTATTGGGGTAAAAGAACTGCTTTCTGCGCTGGCTGTGTCCCAATGGGGCTTGGTTGATGAAAAAGTATACGCTCTGGTTGTGGTACTCAGGTGGTACCTGACTGCTGTTGACAGGATAACCTGCACGCTTCCCTGTGCTGACAGGGTATCGCAGTTGCTGACGGCTGTAGACGGCTATGCCTACGATTTAGCGGCAATGGGCGAGTTGCTACAGAAGCTCCAGGCTGTAGAGCGCTTGGATTACGAGCTGAAAGTTGGTGGTAGACCGTGACCAACAGGATTGCCAAGGGTGATAAAGGCACAAGGCTGTCCTTTAGGCTGGTGAAACCAGATGGTGTCCCCTGGAACCTGACGGGCGCAACCGTGACCCTCGTAATGGCTGGTGGTATTTCGTACACCAGGATTGTCAGGCCCTGCACTGTGGATGACCCAGTTAACGGTGGTTGTTACTACATTCTCACTTCTGACGACACCGCTGTGCCAGGTAAGTACAAACTTGAAGTCGTTATTGATTTTGGAAACTCTAAGTATACTACAATCTCACAAGGCGAGTTGGAGATTGTGGAAACCCTTAGCTAAACAGTTCTGGGGAGGTGTTTTACTTGGCTGTCCCGAGCGGTTACGTATGGGCGCGAGAAATTGACCCAAACGCCCAATGGAATCAACAAAACCGGACCATTACTGTTCTAGGCAGAACTTATCAGCCGGGAGAGTATTACCTTGAAAACGGCAGGGCTTATGTGCCCAACCCTGTGCCGAAGGGCTACCAGTGGATCAGGAGCTACTTCGCTCCCGATCAAGTTTCCTATGATCCAGCAACAAAAACAGTAAAACTTCCCGGCGGATTGAATTTGCCACAGTCTTCTCTTCTTACTGTTGGCGGCAGAACTTACGCTCCTGCCTCCCAACTGGCGCAGGCTTACCAGACCTACGCGGCGACTTATAAGCCTCCGGAGCCGACGGCTACGGATGTGCAACGCAAATCAGAAGCCCTGATGCAGGTTTATGCCCCGTTGATGGATGTGGTAAAATCAAGGCTTGGGTTAAACCTGGAGAATATCCAGGAGCAAGCCGACCAGCAGCGGCGGTTGGCGGAAGCCGCTTACCAGACGGCGCTGGCAAATACGCAGCGCAAGGAAACTGCTGACTGGAACAGGATCGTGAAATCGGCCCTCACCCGGGGCCTCGGCGCTTCCCCGCTGACTTCCTACGAGCAGCGCAAGGTAGTGGAGGCTTACGCCCCAGAGTACCAGCAGCTTGAAACGAACCGGGCTGCACAACTGGCCAACATAGCTTCCCAGGCGGCGCTTTCCGCCGAAGAGCTGGCAATGCAGGGCCGGGAACTGGAAGCGCAGTGGGCCACGCAGATCGCGCAGTACGCATATAATGCCCTGCAGTCAGATGCGGCGGAACAAAAGAAGGCTGTGCAGACCCTGGCAGATTATTTTGCCGGGTTAGCTGAAAGCCAGGCGAAGGCACAACAGGAAGCGGCAAAGCTGGCGTGGGAGAAGGAAAAGGCTTATTTGCCGTATATGTATGCGCCTAAAGAGGCATTATTACCATACGAGTTAGGACCCACGCCTTATCAGCAGCAGAGCCTGGCCCAGCAGAGAGAACTGGGCTTGAAAGAATACCTGTACGGACCCACGCCTTATCAGCAGCAATATTTGGCGCAACAATTACAGAAGTTGCAAAGCGCAAACCAGAAACTCAGCCCGACTGAATACGCAACCGACGTGAAACAAAAAGTCACCGCCGGGGTGCAGGCAGCGTTAGACGAACTATGGAGGCAATTCCCGCAGGGGCCTTCCTATACGGCAGTTAGGGAAAAGGCGCAAGGAGCATTGAATAGAGCTAAAGCCGATATGGTAAGGGCCGGATTAAGCAAAAAAGATATAGACGATATGATTGAATCGCTTGAGGAGTACATATCCGCAGTAACTGGCGTGCCTCTTAACGAACTTGGTTTTTCTGCAACAACTGGAAAACTTCTTGCTGATTAGGAGAGATCGAAATGCCGCTCAAACCCTTTGAAATTGACCTGGAAGCGTACAGAAAAATAGGGCGCGAAGGCGTAGAAAAGTACAGGCAGCAGGCGGAAGAGGAAGAGGCGCTGGCGAAGGCCCTGGAAGAGAGCGAGAAAAGAAAGGCCCAACTCAGAGCACGTCCTTTGTGGCAGCAGGCTATTGATGTTGTTATTCCTGGCGAACAGTTCAGGACTTTTCAGGAGCCTACTTTGCCTAAAGTTCAACCTGGGCCGATTAAGGCTGGTGTTCCTGATTGGCTAAAAGAAATGGGGAAAATTGCGACTCAGGCAATTGAGGGATTTGGTACTACCCTGCGTCCCTTTGGAGCGGAAGCATACTATGCTGAGTTTCCCGAAAGAAAGCCTCCGGAACCTACTACAACCGCAGAAAAGATCGCTCGGACCGGAGGCGAAATAGCCGCCATCGCTTTGCCTATGACATTGGGCGGCCCAGGAGTTGCCAGAGCGGCGGCGAAAGCGCCAAGGCTTGTTGGGACTGCTGCCCAGACTGTAGCTAAAACTTATCGTATGTTGCCCAAACCCGTCCAGATTGCCGGTGCAATCGGCGCGGCTGCTACTGCCGAAGAAGTGGCTAGGGGAGCCATTGTTCCCAAAGCTAAAGAGCAAACCTTGCCGGCCAAGTTAGGGGCCAGCCTGCGGGCCGGTTTCGGCGATGTCCTTGCTGCCACCGGTTCCATCGCCAAAATGCTGAAGCAGGAGAGCATAGGCGAAAAACTGCAGCGGGCCGGTGAAGCGGTCAGGAAAGGCTATGAATCTGAGCCCGTTGAGTTCAGTTGGAAGTCATTCTTTGATCCGGACTGGTACGCTGTGAACGTGGCCAGGTCTGTTCCCCTGACGCTTTCTCTTATCCCTGCTATGTACCTGGGGTACAAAACCGGCGGTAAACTGGGTGCCAGAATTGGCCTGGGACCGTTCGGGAGGGCCATTTTCAGCTCTCTGACCGGCGCTGCCGCTTCCCGCCCGCTGGAGTCCGCTTTTGAAGCTGCTGCTACTTACGAAGAGCACCTGGCGAAAAATCCTGGTGACGTTGAGGGTGCAGAAAGGGCTGCGAACAGCGTCTTTTGGAAGAATATGTCCCTCATGGGTTTGGATGCTGCTCAACTGGCTGCCGCTTTTGCCCCTGTTCCGGTTAGATCCGTATCCCGGTTAGGTAATACGATTTTTGGTGCCATTGGCCCGCGTGCGTCAACGGTGATCAGGGGGGCGGCCAGAGCTATTGGTGCGGCTGCTCCGGAAGCCCTTGAAGAAGGTCTCCAGGAAGCGTTCCAGCGCCAGGCTGCCGGCGAGCCGGTCACTTTCGACAGCAAGATGAAAGAGGC